TAAATCCGTTTTATCTTTATTTGGAAATGAGGAAATTGAAGAGTTAAAACAAAGGATGTATAAAGGTGGAAGAACAAAATCAAGTAATTAATTGGTCCTCAAATGATATGCTCGAAGTATCATTGAATGAACCAGACGACTTTCTTAAAATAAGAGAAACACTTACAAGGATAGGTGTAGCGTCACGTAAAGATCAGAAACTATATCAGTCTTGTCATATACTACACAAACAAGGCAGATATTTTATAGTTCACTTTAAAGAACTATTTTTATTAGATGGCAAACCAAGCAATCTATTAGAAAATGACTTACATCGTAGGAATACAATTGCTACGTTGTTAGCTGACTGGGGTTTAGTCTCTATAGTTAAACCAGGTCAAGCATTGGACTGTGCTCCATTGAGACAGATAAAGGTTATACCTTTTAAAGAGAAAACTCAATGGGAACTATGTCCAAAATATAATATAGGAAATACTCAAAGTAAAGAGTAAACCTGTATAAATATAATAGGAATGCCGAATGGTTCGGGTTCCAAATAACCTTGCTATTATAGGAGGAAATTAAAATGGTAAGAAATACATTGAACGTACCACGTTCGTTATTCGTAGGCTTTGACAGCATATTTGATGATTTAGAAAGAATCCATCAGAGTGCAAGAACTGGAGCTGATAACTACCCACCACATAACATAGTTAAAATCGACGAGGAGAAATTCCTAATCGAGTTGGCAGTGGCAGGTTTTAGTAAAGATGATTTTGAGATAGAGTTGAAAGACGGTATCTTAAAAGTGAGAGCTGAAAAGAAAGACGACGATAGGGAATACGCATTTAAAGGTATCTCGTCCCGCAAGTTTGAGAAGAGCTTCCGCCTCTCAGAGTATTGCGTAATTGACGGTGCTGATTATCAAGATGGAATACTAGTAGTGTATGCTAGAGTAGAAATTCCTGATGAACAGCGTCCTAGGAAGATTCAAATAGGGTCTGCTGGGGCATCAACAAGAAAACAGTTCCTAAAAGGGTAATTGATAATATTAGAGAAAACTCAGTAGATTAGAACAATTTACTGGAGAAGCGAAATGAAACTTTTAATGACCTTGGTGTCAGAAAGTTATGTGAGGGCTCTATTGGAATCGTTGGAATTAATAATGGTAGGACTAATCTGTTTAGTTACTGCACCTTTAGTAATCTGGCTATCAACAATTTGAGCAACACAGAACATCGGGGTGGGCAACCACCCCAACCTTAAATGAAAAAAACCGTTTACTTTTAACGTAAACTGTGTTATAATATATTATATGTCAAAATTCTATACAAACGTTTCACGATATGGAAATATGATTCTACTTCGTGGATATGAATACAACAAAAAGATTACAGAAAAAATTAAGTATGAACCTACTCTCTATGTGAGTACGAATCGTCCTACGAGTTGGAAAGCATTAGATGATACACCTGTGAGTGAAGTCAATTTTGACTCTATGCGTTCTGCAACTGAGTGGGTTAAAACTAATAAGGATACCGCCGGGCGTCACATCTTTGGTAACACCAGGTATATCTCAACTTTCATCAATGACTATTTTCCAGGTCACATCGAATTCGATAGGAACAAAATAAATGTGACTACTATCGATATCGAGGTTGCGTCAGATGATGGCTTCCCTGAGCCAGATAAAGCTGAGAATCCTGTTATCTCTATTGCTACCAAAAACAATATTGATAATACTTACCATGTGTGGGGCCTAGGCGATTATGATGTAGAACAATCCCTAATGAAAACTCACAGAGTTGTATATCACAGATATCACTCAGAGGCTGACCTACTCATAAACTTTGTTACCTTTATATCTCAACCATCAATGATGCCTGACGTCATTACAGGTTGGAACACAAGATTCTTCGATATACCTTACCTTGTAAATAGAATACACAAATTGCTAGGTGAAGCATATGTTAAAAGATTAAGTCCATGGGGTCAGATAGAACGTAGAGATATTACAACCATGGGTAGAACTCAAACATCCTATGAGCTGAAAGGTATTTCCAATTTAGATTACCTTGACCTATTTAAAAAGTTTGGTTACTCTTATGGTCCACAAGAATCTTATAAATTGGATCATATTGCTCATGTTGTTCTTGGTGAAAAGAAACTAAGCTATGAAGAATATGGTTCCTTACATACTTTATATAAACACAACTTCCAAAAGTTTATTGATTATAATATTAAAGACGTTGAGTTGGTTGACCGAATAGAAGATAAGATGGGACTGATTACTCTTTGCATGACTATGGCATATCAAGGTGGTGTAAACTATAATGACACATTTGGTACAACTGCAATATGGGACACAATCATATATCGTAAGTTGCATGAGAATAAAATCGTTGTACCTTTCATAGAAGATAAGGTCAAGACATTTTACCCTGGTGGTTTTGTGAAAGACCCTCATGTTGGTATACATGAAAACCTTGTCAGCTTTGACTTAAACTCACTATACCCTTCTATTATTATGCAATATAATATGTCACCTGAAACAATTGCAGAAGGTGAAGTATCTAAGGTTGACATAGAACAAGTACTTACAAAATCTCAAAGACCAGACAATCATGGTAAAGCTTTGGCTGCCAATGGTCAGATATTCAATACTGATAAGGTTGGAATCATTCCTTTAATTATTGACGAGATGTATCAAGAAAGAGTTGGTATAAAAGATAATATGATTCAAGCTCAAAAAGAATTACAAAAGGTGGATAAAGATGATAAACAAAAACTATACAAAATCGAACGAGACATCTCTATTGCAGAGAATAGGCAGATGTCTATCAAGATACTACTTAACTCTCTTTATGGTGCTCTTGGTAATAGGTACTTTAGGTTTTTCGATCAAAGAGTCGCTGAAGCCATCACCCTTACTGGACAGCTTACCATTAGATGGGCCGAATATGCACTTAATACCTACATCAATAAAGCTATGCGAACAGAGAAATGGAAAGACTTTGTCGTCGCAATTGACACCGATTCGTTGTATGTATGCCTAGACGACCTGGTACAAGCAGTCAATCCAAATAATACAATTGACTTCTTAGACAAAGTGTCATCTGAAAAGCTAGAGCAAGTATTGGCTCAGGCCTATGACGAACTTTATGGAATGTTTGGTGGTGTAGCTAATCGTATGGTTATGAAGCGAGAAGTGATTGCAGACCGTGGCATATGGACAGCCAAGAAAAGATACATACTCAATGTATTAGATAACGAAGGTGTTAGATATGCTAAACCTAAACTCAAGATTATGGGTATTGAAGCTATCAAGAGTTCTACACCAGAACCATGTCGTGATGGTCTCAAAGAACTATTTAAAGTTATCATGTCCAAAGATGAAACAGAAGTACAAAAAGCAATAGAACAATTTAAAAATTATTTCAAGACTCTTGGTCCAGATGCTATAGCATTTCCAAGAGGTGCATCCAAAGTAAAAGAATACAGAGATGCCAGTGCAATATACAAGAAAGGTACACCAATGCATATTCGTGCAGCCTTACTATATAATAGAATGATACAAGACTTATCACTAACTAAAAAGTATGCACAAGTTAGTAATGGTGACAAGATTAAATTTATCTATCTTAGAACTCCAAATCCAATCAAAGAAAATGTTATTGGCTTTGTTGACTTTCTACCAGAGGAATTTAACTTGCATAAATACATAGACTACGAACTACAATTCCAGAAAACGTTTCTGGACCCAATAGAACCAATCCTTGATGCTGTTGGTTGGAGTTCTGAGGAAGTGAATACCCTGGAGGATTTCTTTGGGTAAATTAACAGTTTACAAATACAGTAAAGTGTGTTATAATATATCAATTATGGAGAAAAAATGAAAAACGTACAATTAGTAAGATTAACATCTGGAGAAGAACTTCTAACAGATGTCGACCTAAATGGTATTGATACAGAGACAGTTATTTTAAAAGATACATTATGTCTTATACCAGCAGGTGAAGGTAAGATAGGATTTATGCCTTTCATGCCATATACAAAAGCTGATGATGGTTTAGAACTAGACATGAAACATATTATGTTTATGGTTGAACCAAACGATATGCTATTAGAACAACATAGGAATGCTACTTCAGAATTAGCAGTTCCACCAGAAAAGAAGATAGTGACATCATGAGTAAGAACTGGGTAAAAGATATAAACGAAATGCAATACAAATATGGTGTGCATAGATGGATTCACGATAATCAAAAGAATGTAGATAACCTAAGAAAGTATTTAGAATTTAGAATTGATTTTCTACAAGAAGAACTGAGTGAAACAGAAGCAGCTCTAGTTAATATGGATGCAGAAGAAATAGTTGATGGTCTTATTGACTTATGTGTTGTAGCT